CTGCGATCAGTCCCACATAACGTTGGATTGGTCGGCGCGAATACTTTCGTATGCGCCCACTGGCAGAGCGCCCAACCCATCGTCCCCTCCAAAGCCGTGTACTAGTACACGGCCTTCCACCCACGCTTTATTTTAATCGAGCGCGGGACAACGATCGTCGATGGATCCGTCATCTGCGGAGTGACAAAGTCACGCAACAGACGCGTCCAGCCGTCGAGTGAAGTCTTCTTGCGAGAGGGTTGAACCCCTTTCAAAAAGAACTCGACCCGCTGGTAATCACCGCTACGGCGACTCTTGAAGGTCTTAGAGTTGAACTCTTCGGCCTCGAGAGGGTCGTCGACAGTACGACATGGAAAGCTACTGAAAGGCGTTCCTAATGGGATTTTCCCATAGGTAGACTCCAGTAGCTCCCATAAGTACTGAGATGCCTTAATGTAACCTTTGCTAGCAAAAGAGTTAGCAAGAGCTACATATGAGACATATGCGGTGCCATCGGACAATTGACCGGACCAAAGCGTTTTGACGCGAGTCGGAGTGACTACGATGCCCCTAAAGGCATCTACACCACAGGACTCACGAAATTCGCCTTGGATACAAGACTTAAGACGGTTGACCACTAGGCCAACTCGCTCAAGAGCTTGTATACTCACGTGTGCCCATTCTACAGGAACGACTATGTCGTCACCGTAGACAAACACACGCTTCCCGACTGACTGCAGTTGCTCGCGAGGAGTATCCCCAAACCCTAAAGGGTCTGTTGATACAACAGCAGCTACTATAGTCACCCAGAAAACGAACGCCTCAACTGGGAAGCAGAGACTACTTCCCATTGGCGCGAATTTCTGGAGTGGAACTACTCTCCCGTCAGGGAGCTTAGTAGCCGTCGTGCGTGTAGCCTCAAGACAAGCCAGAGTATCAGGGAGATGTGCAAACACCTCCCGTACCAGCTGTAATGAGACTCGGTCCGACGCGTCCTTCAAGTCGAGAGTGGCCATTTCACCCGTCAATGACGAGGTGAGGGCCAATCTTTGATTGATGGACTGGTCTGTGAAGTTAATCTGACCACCTGTAAGCCAATGTGCTTCCAGAAAGCCAGACAACTTCCGTCCCAAACCCTGCTGAATCCATTGGTATTCCAAAGGCTCAGCAGAAATGAGACGAGGACCACGACTGTCTTTAGGGACCAGAACCACCTTTGCGACGCCCGTTTCAAGGCGTTCCAGAGAGCGGTACCAGTCAATCCTATCTGACAGCTCACGAGCCCCTCCTGCGACATAAAAGTCGTAGTAGGGGTACTTCTGATGGATGCTATGATATAAGCGGCTAAAACGCCACTTACCATCAAGACGTTCACCAGAAGCGACTGCTCCGGGGCCGTGGCGAGGAAGGATATCCCTAGGATCGAAAGATCGAAGGATGTCCCTAGCCAAGTACGAGGCTGCTGCCGTGAGGCGAGCCGTCTCGCGGTCTTCGCTATCAAGCTGAAGCGTGCTATCCGTCGCAACAAAAGCTCCAATTACGGAGTCCTCCTGTTGCCGCGTGTAGGGCACTTCAAGCTTGTACATCGCATACATTACCTGCCGCAGGTGTGATACCGCGGCTGGTGATGCATCGCTCCGGAGATCACCACAACTGTCAAAGACGAGACTAAAGTACGCCTGCATAAAAGCGGGCCTACTACTATCTCCATGTGCTTGTTTCCAACCACGTGGGATAGAGAGTCTCTGGCAGATCAATCCTTGGTCAATTGCTCGGCCCAGTGATGGGAGAGCTTTTGTAAGGAAGGAAAGCCCTTCGTCGCGAGTACGAGACCGCAAAGTCTCAATATCTCGACGAAGATCTCTGGATGTTGTGATGCCAAGCGGGTCGTTCTCGACCAGGCGTGCAGTAAGTTCGAGGTAAACCTCGACGCGGCTATTCTGGTGGCGGGTGTCTCTCGACACTCTGGCACCTCCGTGGCCGCTCCATGCGAGCTTACGAGATCTCTCTCTCCAACGTCACTACTTACTTCCATGAGAATAAGCATAGGCAAGCCTAAGCTTCTCCTCTAAGAAGAGCAGTGATAGTTGTCGAAGTCATGGGGTTCGTAAGAGCCCCATCAGTCAGCAAGTCAAGAATGATAGCGATATCATCCAGGACAAACTGATTTGTTACTTCGGACGTACGTGGAACGTTCATTGTGAAGTTCACAGTGAGGTCCACGCTTCCGCCAGCGACAAGTGGTACAGTCTGAACGACTTGAACCAAGTGTCGGTCGACGATTCCAGTCTTCGAGGAACCAGATTGCGTATGTCTGATATTCAGCACACGCAGATTGGTCCGCGTAGTGGAAACATCGACACGTCTGTTGCCGTTAGCATCCTGGGAAACCAGGTTGAAAACGACATCAGTTCCGTCGGCATCGTCAAGAGTGAGGTTGTTCGCAAGCATGGAGATGCTCCTTGTGCACGCTCTACGGTTGCTTTATCTTGCTAGGACTTCCCAGCAAATAAAGCTGCCAGTAGAACCTGTTGCTTGAATGTAGGTGAGACGAGTGTTAATATGCTCGAACTCACAGACAGTCCGGCGTTCCGTTGATACTTCTCGAGCAGAAAAGAGCTTCGCAGGGATTCCCAATAAAGAGTTCCTGATCCGCTGATGTTCTGCTGATACACAGTGACCCTCGCGCTAGTCTTTACAGACCAACACAGCCGATCAATTTTCCACTGGGAAGCTACGTCTTGTAGCGTCCCGTAGCGCTGTATCAGCTCTTGGATGTTAAACAACCAGTCAACCACGAAAGAGTAGGGAATTGCTTCCCACACAATCAAGGTTGGGTTGGTAAATCCAAATGCTCCGAGAAGGCCAGCCACTAGGCTAGAGGCCTCATCCAAATCTTTCATGTTATGGAACAAACGTCCCTTAGCACGAAAGGTGATTTGGTAGTCACTCAGAACATATCTGTACCGAAGTCCAGATGTGTGCATGACAGTGAGAACGCTCGAACCGTTATTCCATGGCGGAGTAACGAAGTTCGTAGCGGTCTTGCCAAGCTGAGTGTGATGTCCGGCTGTAGATTTGAGCCAAGCAATTCGTGCCTGGACTCGTTCTAAGACGTGCATCATAGCCTGAATATCGGAAATGAGTGGTAACCACCCAAATTCGAGAGTCAGGTAACTATTGGCCGCCGACTTCAGGATACTCTTGGAGAGCTTGGGAATCAACCCAACTATCTCCCGCAACTCCCACACGAAATTAGCAAGGCTAACTTCCGTGGGGAACTGCGTGTTGAAGCTGTTAAAAGCTTCATCGCAGAGATTCTGAAGAACCGAGTTGGACGGAACAAACATGGCCTGCTCATAGATGGTGCGAGTGATATGGGGATAGCAAGCCGTTGAAGGCGAAACTATCTGATTCCCAAAACCACTGCAACATGTATGACGCCAAGGGATGAGAGATTGTTCACCGATCGGTGTAATTCTCTCATGAAAACAATTGGCAACTGGCAGTTCACCATCTGAATCGCGGGAGTTCTTATAGTCTTTGATAAAACTATGAGAGCGCCAGCCAGTCAGAAGATTGAACTGCTCCGATAGTCTAGCTGGGCAGCTATGACATGTCGGAGTATCATACACAGAAGCGTTCACATGAACGTAATTCTGTGCCGCAAGCGAAATACCACTCGGAAAATCACTATTGCTAGTGTAAGTCAGAGTGATACCCTCGCTATTGTGAGACCGTTGCCGATACCTTGGGCCATGAACAGGCATGGTCGAACTCCTCTATCCGCTATGACAAATGGCACAGCGACATCAAGGGGGAAAGCTCA